CAGGCAACGCGACCTATAGTTTTACCTGGATTCCAAAACGGAGATGGAACTAGATCAGGTGAATCGCTTAGCTCTTCTGGCTTAAGCGACCCCAAAGAAGCGTATGAAGTAAATCGAGACGTTTCAGAATGGTATCCATACTTGAGTTTAGAGCCAGTTCCAAGATTAACTAAAAGGCCTCAAGATTTAGTAATACAAGGCTCTAATAATACGGCTATTATTTTAGGAGAAGACAGGGGTTGGTCTTACGAGTCCCGGCCAGATGCTAACGCTAGAAGAGATCTAAGAGACTCTTTAGGAGATTTACAACCCTCTGAGGGCGCTGGTGGTCGGAAAAATTTTAATGGAACAATCGCTATTGTAGTCGGTAGAGGAAGATTTTTACCCACGCTTCCCACGCTTACCGGATCTTTAGGTAGCGATCCGGAAGCAACTGCTCCGAGGACTATTGAAAATCAGTGGGGAACAGTAGAGACAGATAAAAATCCTCAAGTAAATGATTTATCTACAATTTCTTCTTGCGAAGGAGATCCTGACTTTAAATACGATTCAGCAAGAGTTTATGTTTCCATGGCTACTGATGGTGATAAAAACTTTGGTATTGATACCTCTGCCGGAAATCTTTCGACTCCATTTGGTCAAGAGTTTACAGACAGAGAAGCTGAGCCATTTGTTATAATGTGTTCAGATAATGTCAGATTGATTGCCAGAAAAGACGAAGAAAAAGATATTAATGGTTCCATAAGGATAGTGAAACAAGGGACCCTGAATGGCGATCACGCATCCATATGCTTACAGCCAGATGGTACTATTCAGATATCTGGTAACAAGATTTATTTAGGCAGGGTGCCTGATCAAGAGCATCGACCTGGCGCTGGATCTGAAAATATTTTGCAGTTTGCTGAAGATGGCGGCCGAGGAGGCGGTCCAGATGGAACTTTTGGAGATGCTGCAGCAGGCAGGCTTCCGTGGGCTGCGGAAAAAGGATCTAACCCGATGGTTAGATACCAACAATTAGAAAATCTTTTAAATGCAATTTGCGATACTTTCGATCAGTTTACAGCAACTATGCTTACTCATAGGACTCCAGGCTTCGGCCATCCTTGCTTGCAGATAAATTCTGCTGCTTCACTAATGAAAAGCAAATCCGCGCAAATAAGGTTAATGATACCTGCTTTAGCTTCTGAAAGAATCTTTGGCGAATAACACTGTAGAAAAAGAAAAAGGAGAAAAAAATGTCAGACGACAGCGACCCACTAGGGCTGGTCAAAGATATAGCCCAGCAAACGACTCAGACTGTAGCCGAAGCTGGAAACTTCGTTGGAGGTACCCTCGGAGATATTTCTGGATATAACGACAGATATAGTCCAGCTGTATCCCAAGCCACTATGGACGCTTGGCAAGCGACTATAACTATTGGAGCTATCCCGGCTGGGATGGATGGAGCTCCATTAACTGGCGGAACTGGAAGCGGGCTTCGAGCGGCTTGGTTTAATTTTTATAATCAGCTTTGGGACGCTTATGCAGTGGCTGCTGAACAAGGGGCCGCGAACGGCGCGGATTATTCGGATGTTACCAAAGGGCTTGCTGCAGCGCAAGCTAATGCTGTTATGAGGTTTGTTTTCAATGCAAAACTTAACGGCCCTGTAAAGTCTGCTGGAACTGGTTTTTCTTTTGGGTCTCCGGTATTTCACGTAGTTGTTATACCGTTTGGAGATGCTGAACTTACGCCGTTATGCTGGCTTTCATAAATTAATGTCAGATAAAATTGTGTTGAAGAATATTTAATACAGCGGCAAAAGTAAGGTCTAGTAAATGTCTAATGCAAGAACATATAAATTTAAAGCTGTTGGCGAAACTCTTGAAGAATACAGTCAGACCCGCAGGGTAGATGTCCGGAGAAAACCTCCGATTGGAATAAAGACCCCGCTCAGCATAGATTATGATTTTGGAAATCTTTTTGAAATGCATTATGACAAGGCATCTTTAATAAAAGACAATTTTAAAAATCTTCTCATTACTAACCATGGTGAAAGAATTGGAATGTATGACTTTGGCGCAAATTTGCAAGAGCTAGTAATGGAGCTTGGTTCTGACAGTGTAGATGCAGAAGCCATGAATAGAATTACTAAAGCTACTAAAAAATACATGCCATATATAATATTGCATAATTTTGAGAGTTTTTCTATTCCACGAGATGGATCTACTGGCGGAACTGCTCAAAACGGAATAAGAATAACATATTCGGCTCCAGTTGCTGGTATAAATCAGCAAAAAATGGAAGTCATACTATACATGGGAGGGTGATTTGTCGCTAGATTCTTCAAAATTGATTGCTAAGAAAGCTCAAAAATCATATTTGGCTAAAGACTTTGTTTCTTTTAGGAAAGATTTAATCAAATATGCAAAAACTTTTTTCCCTGATAAAATTCAAGATTTTTCTGAAGCTAGCCTCGGTGGCCTACTAGTGGAGATGGCCGCGTATGTCGGCGACACAATGTCATTTTACCTGGATTATCAGTTCAATGAGCTAAATCCGATAACTGCTATAGAGCCGAATAACATAATAATGCACGCTAAAAATGCAGGAGTTCCAATCAAGGGTGCTGCTCCTGCTGTATGCGATCTTAAAATATACATTGCTGCTCCAGCTTCTCTTTCTGACGATGGAGAATACAGACCGCAGACTGCTGCTCTTCCAATAATAAAGAAAGAGACGCAAGTAAAGTCAAATTCGGGAATAGTTTTTACTCTTGTCGATGACTGTGATTTTGCAGAAAAAGATGATTACGGAAATTTAGTAGCAACTTATACTACTTCAGAAGTCGATGATTCTAATAATCCCACGACATTTATCTTAACTAAAGAAGTCACAATTATATCTGGAAAAATAGCAGCTCAAAATTTTAAAATTCCAAATGTGCTTAAGCCATTTAGAAAATTAACTCTTTCTAGCCAAGATGTAAGTCAAATCATTAGAGTGAAAGATGCTGAACAAAACATATATTACGAAGTAGAGTCCTTAGCTGAAGACACTGTTTTTAAAGCAGTTCAAAATTTAGATGATGAAAAAAATCTTGTCACTTCTAATTTAGAAGTTGTTCCAGCGCCATATAGATACGTACAAAATACTGACTTTAGAACCAGAACGACAACCATACAGTTCGGCTCAGGAGATGCTAGCGCTCCCGATGATGACATTATCCCAGACCTCAGCGTTTTAGCTCTTCCACTATATGGAACTAAAACCATGCCGAGGTTTTCCATTGATCCCAATGCTTTACTAAGAACTTCCACTCTTGGAATTGCGCCTGTTAATACGAGTGTAGAAGTAATTTATCGTCATGGCGGAGGCGCAACGCACAACGTGGCAGCAGAATCAATTAGGACTCTGACATCTCTACAAATAATGTTTCCAGAGAATCCATCATCTTCTGTTCAAGATGCGGTAATCCAGTCTATAGACGTTAAAAATGAGAGCAATGCTTCTGGAGGCGCACCTCCTATGTCTGTAGAGGGGCTAAAAGCACTAATACAATCAGCAAGAAACCAGCAAGCAAGAATAGTCACACAACAAGACTTACTAGCTAGGCTCTACACTCTTCCAAACACGTATGGTAGAATATTTAGAGCGGGAATACATCATAATCCTGATAATCCTCTCGCATCTAACTTGTATGTTGTAGCTAGAGACGCTAACTTAAACTTAGTGATAGCTCCGGACGCTCTTAAGATTAACATATCAAAGTATCTTAATGAATTTAGGTTAGTTTCAGATGCAGTTGACATATTAGACGCGACAGTTATAAATTATGGAATCAATTTCTCTGTTGTCTGTTCTCCAGATGTTAACAAAAGCACTGTTATTCAAAATGTGATCAATGCGATAAGAGAAGTTTCTGACATCAAATATTTTCAGATAGATCAGCCGATTGTAGAAAGCGATGTGATAAACGCAATAATCAATACTGATGGAGTTTTATCGTTAGTAGAGCTAGACTTCATCAACTACTCTGGCACTGTGGGCGCAAATTCTTATAGTGATTTTGAGTACAATTTAGAAGAAAACAAACACAAAGGGCTCTTTGTTGGGGTTGAAGGATCAATATTCGAACTAAAGTATCCAGACTCAGTAATAATAGGAACAGCTCAATAGGAATCCAATGTATTTAATTCTGACAGCAAGCAAAAGCACTTATATTACCAATAAAATCATAGACAATAAGTTTAGAGCTACTGATGCGAATGTTGGAAGAGCTGGGACTTTAGACTTATTTAAACTTTATAACGAATCTACTTTGTCAGGCTCTACTAACCCAATAGAGTTGTCTAGAATTCTATTAAAATTTAACTTTGATTCACTTCAAAGTTTAACTGCTTCTAAAATAGACGTAACTTCTAATTCTTTTAGGGCAAAGCTTAAATTATTTGATGTTTATGCTGGCCAAGGAGTGCCGACTAATTTTAAGACTATAGTTTATCCGCTTTCCAAGTCTTTTGATGAGGGCGTTGGAAGAGACGTCGCAGCATTTCAAGATATAGATGTTGCTAATTGGATAACTGCTTCTTATTCTAACAGCACGGCAAATGTTTGGGAAGTTACGGGAGCTAACCACCCCGGCCTTTTAGGATCTACTGATATAGACATAATAACTTCTGGAAGTCTTGGATCAGGTGTGGTTGAATTTGGCAAGACTCAACTTTTTAAAGAGGGTCATGAAGATTTAGACATAGACATCACTACTTTGGTATCTGGCGTCCTAACTAACCAGTTACCAAACCTTGGATTTAGGGTTTCTTTTAGCGGATCTCAAGAAACGGATATTAAGACAAGGTTTGTGAAAAGGTTCGGTTCAAGACACATTTCAGATGTTTTTAAAGCTCCTCAACTTCATATTAGTTATGATGATAGCATCATTGATCACCATGAAGACTTTATTTTCGATGTAAGTGGTTCAATTTTTCTTAACAATTTCCATAGAGGCTCCCCAGCGAATATTCTTTCCGGAACTGCTGCTTCAGAACTTTCTGGCAACAATTGCATAATGCTTAGATTAGAAAAGCAAGACCTTTCTCTCTATTTTACTGGATCTCAACACACTGATGGAACATCATCGACTGGCGCTAAGGGTTTATATTCGGCTTCTTTTGCAGTTTCTTTAAATTACTCAGAAAAAGTTAATAAGACAGAAAAGATTTTAGATTTGGCTTATAAGAGTGGTTCTGTTACTTTTGATGAATATTGGACTTCTGTAGACGGTTCCGTTGGATATTATACTGGAAGTTTAGAAGTTAAGCTTCCCTATAGGACATCCTACAATTATTCTCCTGCAGACTTATTTTTCCATTTTACCAACATGGAAAAAGCTTATAACTCTTTAGATGTGGCGAGACTTAATATTTTTATCAGAAATTTTGAACTAAAAGACAAGGTAAGCAAATTGCCTTATTCTAGAAAGAGCATAATTTTATCCCAAGTTTATTACAGGATTAGAAATGTGTCTACTGGAAAAGTAATTATTCCTTTTGATACCGCAACTGGTGGAACGAAGCTTTCTTCTAATAGCGGCGGCCTAAGTTTTGAACTTCGATGTGAGTCACTCCCTCGAGGGCACATTTACGTAGTAGATTTATTAGTGAAAGATTTTGATCAAAACAGAATATATGAGTCGGTGAGTCCAAGCTTTAAGGTGAACTAATGGCCAAAAGACCCACAAGTTTCTTTACAAAAGGCGGTCTTTTTTCGCCAAGATTAGTAAACAAGCTAGTAGAAGAAGATCCTACCGTTATAAAAAAAGACACTGGAGATTTGTCTGGCTCTTTAATCGGAGGAGAATCGTTTCAGTTTGATGCTCCTGGATCCCCATTTAAAAGTACCCAACAGATACCCATCGATTGGTCTGAATTCGTAAATCACACTTTCTTTAACTCCGCTGAATCAAAAGTAAATGTAACTTTCGATACCGTTATTAACTACTTCCCGTTTGATGGAAACCAGAATGACATTGACGTTTTCATGGAGGATTTAACTGGTTTTGAAAAGTGGGTTTTTGATAAGTGGCCAAAACACATTGGTTGGCTTAATTTTTCAGGATCGGATCACGGAGGTCCAACCGAAGGTTCTTACGTTAGAGTAAAAGATACAGCTGGTGTTTTATACCCCTCCCTTTCTACTAGAAGAGATGCAGCTACGGTTCTGGATCCTAAAAACAAAAGTTTCGCGGTAGAGTTTTATATACATGTTCCAGAAAAAATCAACGAGAGACAAATAATTCTTCAAAAATTCGACCCATCAGTAGGTGCTGGTGGATACACTATAGGATTAGAGCCTTCTACTAATTT